AAACTTTGTTACCTGAACAAAATAAATTATAGTCACCCGTATTATGAGCTTTGCCCATCAAGCACTCCTTTTTAAATAAAGTTAAAATATTTACCAAGCTACATCTTGGAATTTTGCACTGCGGGTTTAGACATTAATCACAACATTCATTACATGTGTTATCGCTATTTCTTGAACCTATATGCCAATCGGCCGGACAATGTTTGGGCGCATCTGTTTTATATCCAGCCTCACAACTACCCTCTATTTCTCCACAAGGAGCAAGGTCTTTATTTTCACAAGCACAATCACCATCATGATATAAGCCATCAAATCCATTCTTTTCTAAATAGTCAGTTACAATAGCAATTACATCCATCTTGAACATCCTTTTTAAATAAAGTTAAAATATTTACCTAACCAATATTGAAAAAACCAAGCTAATGGTGACATTTCTTTGAATGGCTGATTCCATTCTTTTTTATTAATTTTTCTACAGTCGCTATTGTGTCATGGATAGCACCACCGTGGCTCATTAATAATACTTGTTCTATACTAAAACCTCTTTTATTTCCCATAACATTTGAATGATACCCGAAAGTTATCACTATTCCATCTTCATTCAAAATAGGAATAAGTTTATCTTTTAAAATATTAAATGGGCTCATAACTTGTCCTTCATACATTTCCATGCTTTTTCTATAACTATAAGGAGGATCTAACAATATTGTATTAAACCTTTTGCCATCCCATTTTTCAACAAATTCTAAAGCATCATAATGAAAATCTGCAACCATATCTTTTCTTATATCATTTCTTATTTCCTCAATATTCAATTTAATCATTCCAGAAAATAAATTTAATACAAGGGGGACAGAAACCTCTTCCACCCATTGTTTAATTTTTTTGCTTTTAAAAGTATATTTATTTAATGGTGTTTTTAAATATGTAAATTTCATTTTGCATCAGGGATAATAAAAAAATCACCCTTAGCATGAGCATGTAAAAAAATCTCTGTTGGTTGCGTAAAACTCTTTACCCACTTAACAGGAACACGATGTTTGGCAGCAAACAATTTTTCTATAAATGGAACTGGCAAAACCAATGCCAACAAAGATAAAATTATTGATTTAATTGCAAAACGTCTGGTCATTTATTCTCCTTTTTCCTCAGCATAAAGCTCTAAAATTTCTCTTTCTTCTTCAAGAGAACTTGCAGAAGGTATGCCAGGCATCTCTCCGCAAGATTGCAATTGGTAGTCGTTTATTAAACCTGAAGCAAAATTTAGCTTTCCACTTGATTCAAGATGACATATTAAAATTCTTTCTACTTCTGTTTTTGTAAATTTAAAATAATGACGTCTTGTTTTACTGGGTTCTATTTTTTCATGCTTCATTTTATTCTCCTGTTGTTCCTGCTTTCCCAAAAAATAAATTCAATAAAAACACCACAAATAAAAATATTACTATTGCCATAAAATATTTCATTTTATTTTCCTTTTTAATATATTATCTTCCTGCCATTGTAACTTATATTGGCATTACATAGGGTAGTTATTTTCTTTCTATAATATTCTACGATTTCAGTTACTCGCACAGTATGGCTTGGGACACTCAACTCAATACCATTGAATATAAAATAAACATTAGAATTTAATCTGGAAGCTAACTCAATAGCTTCTTTTGCCGCTTCTTGAATTGTAGTTCCCATATAAAATTCTACATTAATCTTTGTTATCTTCATTTATTCTCCTTTTGTGGATAATAGTAAATATCTACAGTGAAATTTCCTTCGCTGAAATCCCATTTATTATCTGGAATAACTAAAAAATCATCAGAATGAGAATGAAGCAAGAGTTCTGTAGGTGGAGTAAAATTTTTGACCCGTATAGTAGAGTCATAAGGCTTGACCCTAAATATATTTTCTAATTTGCTTAAAAAAGGAACTGGCAAAATTAGAGCCAACAGAGACAAGACAATTGATTTGATTACAAAACGTCTGTTCATTTATCTTCTCCTTTATATATTTTCTTCCATTGGTGTGTTTTCTTCACTGAAAGTTTAATTGCACCCTGAGTAGTAGCAATCTCGGATTCTTTCTCACAAATACAACTATAATTTATTTTCATAAAATTTCCCTCCCTAATCACAATAATTACATCCGCAATTTTTTAAATCCAATTCTTTTTCTAATTTTTCTACCAAAGCTTCAAGTTCTTGGATTCTTTTATCTCTTCTTTCTACGCAACCCATAAGCTCTTTGCAGTTAGAGCATAGAATAGATTTCTCAACGACTTCCATTGATTCATAGGAATTTTTATTATTCATATATATCTCCTTGTCGCCACTCCTGCTTTTTAAGCATTATAAGATTCTCCAGCTTTTTGCCAAACTCCACCACACTCACAATTTCCACCTACATTGCAATTAGGAACATCTTCACGCTCATTACCACAACTTTCGCACCTATAAATAATCATTAAGTTTAAGTCTCTATCTCTACAAGCATCTTCATAGTTTTGGTACTCTCTCATATCTTCTCCTTTTAGAAAGAAGTGAGAAGGGCTACTGCTGGCTTTGTTCCTCCATATTTCACCCTCCCCACTCTCGATGCCCCCTGCCGTTAACGAAAGCCTGACCACTATGGTTGAATATTCAGACTCTACAAGGGAAGCTCATTTTTAGACCTCTGCCCTTCAATGAACCGACTGCATCATCATCAGACATAAATCTCTCCTTAATACCTTGGAGGGGAGGAATTTTCATCCCCATTTACATTTAAAAATGTTAATATATCAATTACTTACAATAAAAAGAGCTATAGTAAATATTGCTTTCACCTACCCTCCAATCTATTTAACAATCAATCTCTCAATCTCTATTTTATATTTAGCCACTTCAAATAAATCTTCACAGCCTTGCAAATAATCTTGCTCATATTAGTCTTTTCCTCCACAGCAAGCTTCTTCACCTTAAATCTCATCTCATCATTAATCTTCAATAAAAAATATCTCTCCATTTAATTACCTCCTTTATTGTCCTTATTATAATACTTATCGTTCTTATTGTCAAGAACTATTTGCATTAAGTTTAAAAACATGTAGTGCAGCAACAAACTTCCTCATAAATCGCTCAAAAAAATCCAAAAATCTCCAACCCAAGTTTACGTAACTCCAAAAATCAACCTCCTTTAAATAAAAAAAGATTTCACTAAAACTACCCTATTTTCAACACCCTAACAAAACCACCCTAAACAAAAACAAAAATAATCCTTGACAACCACTTCACATCCTGTTACTCATTAAATATATTCACTTCGTTCATATTCGTTTACGCAGCGTAGTTCAAAGCGGAGCAAGTAAACCCTCATGAACGAGCTTAATCTTTTGACCTTTTAAGGAGGAATAGTCGTTTCTTAGAAACTCCTACCTAAAACCGCTAAAAACCATAGCAAAATCTTAACCACTTTCTTTTAAAACCCCAAAACATATTAACATATCGCTAAAACGTATCAAACCCGTATCGCAAACGTATCCAAACGTAGCAAGACGCTTCAAAACGTATCACAATAGTCGCTGGCTCTATCAACATTCCTTGACACCCTTGCCTTCCTTAAACGTATCAAGACGTATCAGAACGTATCGAAACGTATCGGCTTTTACGGAGATTTCTGAACGAGAAAGAGCTTTTAGGCGAAAATTGCTGACAGAAACGGGCTTTTAGGGGGATTTTGGGAGAGGGGAGTTGATATTAATATTCTCCCTCTCCCCTCCCCCCGTACCCACCTTAAACGTTTGATTTTATAGGTTTTGTAAGGTTTATTCGGTTTGCGGTATGTCTTGCGGATTATCCTGTTTGCGAAGTTTAGCGGCGATATCTAAAGCCTTTGATTTTATAGCGTTTATTTCGTTTAGTTGGATGTTGACGTTATCGGTTGGCCTATCGGTCTCAATAGCTAGAATCTTGTTTGCTACTTGCAGCGAATACGCTGTATTATTGAGGCTTGCGCTTTTAAGTTTGTCCTCGTCAAGTAATTCAAGTAACAATCTATGATTAACCCTCTTAACAGTATCCACATAATTTTGTTCCACATAATCAA